ACCAGTCTTTAAAAATTTTTGAAGGTCTCAAAAATCTTTCGAGTTGATGACGTGTTTTTCAGCTGAGGGAGTTTGTGAAATATTCACAGGCTATGAAGTCTTCACAGATGCGTGAAAATGTGGTAGGGGCTTTGAAGTGCGGGGAGATTGTGAAGGGCTATCGAGTCTTTGAAGGGGCGGGGCAGGTGGCCATACCCCCACCCGTATATATATACTCATGCTCGAACATTTTCAAAAGGTTTTGGAGTGTCTACCAGATAGGCGCACAGATCTTCCAAGACCTAGGATTGTCGCCCCGATCTTCTAAGAGTCGCGGGGGATATATACATGTACCTCTGCGGGGTACAATAGTATTATACACCTGTATTTTAGTTTTGTCAAGACTAAAAAACTTAAAAAAAGACTTGACAAGCCTCAAATATAGGTATATACTATAATCATGGAAACTAAAAAAGATTTAACATTAAAACAACAAAGTTTTCTTGACAACTTAATAGAGTGTGGAGGCAACCCTAAAAGAGCAGCAGAACTTGCAGGTTATGCTCCCGGTAGTTATACCACAGTTGTCAAGGCTTTGAAATCTGAGATCCTTGATTTGACTGAAGGAATCTTAGCTATGAATGCTCCTAAAGCTGCTGTAAAGCTTGTAGAGGTTCTAGAAAGTGATGAGCCTATCCCACAAGCTAATATTCGATTACAAGCAGCCCAGACGCTTCTAGACCGTGTTGGTGTAGCAAAGAAAGAAAGACTAGACGTAAAGATAGAGAATCCAAGTGGTTTGTTTATTCTTCCAGCTAAAAAAACAACAATAATAGAAGATGTAGAATATGAAGAGACGGACTAGCAGTACCATTCCGTTTGGTTATAAATTGATTGATGACGATCCTGAACACATCGAAGAGATCCCCAGCCAACTTGAAGCTTTAAACAAGATACTACCGATGATTAAATCAAGATCTTTATCTTTACGTGAAGGTGCATTATGGTTATCCCACAAAACAGGAAGACCCATAACGCATCAAGGACTACAAAAAATACTAACTAAATATGACACAGAATGATTGGGATGTTAATCCAGACAGCTATGTCAAAGATGACGATGGTAATTTTGTCCTAAAGAAAGATGGAACACCTCGTAAGAAAGCGGGGCGTTCTAAAGGGTCAACAGGTAGAGGCTATAACTACCACTCTAAGACCCAAGCGAAGCTAAATGCTTCTAAGAAAATTAGACAAAAGAAAAAAAAGATAGCGCAGGCCCGTTCCAGTATAGTAAGACATCAAGAGTCTTTAAAGAAAACTGAAAAAGCCCTTGACATACTAGAAGATAAATCTAAAAATCGTATTGTCGAAGAAACATTTGTAGAAGAAGCAGCCCCTTCGCTTCAGCCTGAACTGAAAGAAAACATAATCTTTCAGCCTAATGAAGGCCCTCAAATGGATTTCTTGGCTGCAGGTGAGACAGATGTACTATACGGTGGAGCGGCTGGTGGAGGTAAGAGCTATGCGATGTTGGTTGACCCACTCCGTTTTGCTCACAGGGCAGCACATAGAGCATTAATCCTGCGGCGTTCTATGCCAGAGTTACGAGAGCTTATCGACAAATCTCGTGAACTCTACCCTAAGGCCTTCCCCGGATGCAAGTACCGTGAGGTAGAAAAGCTTTGGACTTTTCCAAGCGGTGCTAAAGTAGAGTTTGGATTCTTAGAACGTGATGCAGATGTGTATCGCTATCAGGGCCAAGCTTACAGTTGGATAGGTTTTGATGAGATAACACACCTACCAACAGAGTTTTCGTGGAACTACTTGGCTTCACGATTACGTACAACTGACTCAGAGATAACGCCCTATATGCGTTGTACGGCTAACCCCGGCGGTGTAGGTGCAGGATGGGTCAAGAAGAGGTATATTAGCCCCTCAATGCCTAATGATTCATTTGTAGGCGACGATGGGATTACTAGGAAGTTTATACCAGCTCGATTAAATGACAACCCGTATTTGGCTGAGGATGGCCGATACGAGCAGATGTTAAAGAGCTTGCCGCCGACCCAACGCAAACAGTTGCTTGAAGGTAACTGGGAAGTTGCAGAAGGCGCAGCATTTACAGAGTTTGATCGAGATATACATATTATTGAGCCTTTTGACATTCCTCTTCATTGGGAGCGTGTCAAAGGGCTTGACTATGGTTACGCATCAGAATCAGCTTGTGTTTGGGCTACGATAGATCCTAACGATAATACATTAATTATCTATAGAGAATTGTATCGTAAAAATCTACTGGCTACCGAACTTGCTGAAATGTTGACAAACATGGAACTAAATGATCCGATGTCTGTCAGAGGCGTACTAGATACAGCCTGTTGGTCTAGGACAGGAACAACTGGACCCACAGTAGCAGAAACATTAATTCAAGGCGGACATAAGCTTAGGCCTGCAGATAAGAATCGTATTGCAGGTAAAATCCAGATACATGAACACTTAAAAGTTCAACCATCTGGCAGACCACGAATGCAGATATTTAATACGTGTCCTAATCTGATTCGTGAGCTTCAAAGCATTCCACTTGATAAGACTAATCCTGAGGATGTTAATACACACGCTTCGGATCACGCCTACGACGCACTACGATACTTAATTATGTCTAGGCCAAGAATAAATGATCCACTAAGTCAAATAAGAGACTTACAGCGTGAACAACACTTTCAGCCTTTTGATTCAACATTTGGTTACTAATATATGAATGATGACATTTTAGACAATGCAGACAATCTTTATTTCACAGAAGTGGAAGATGAAGATGGCATGAATGTTGAATTAAACGAAACACTAAAGTCTAATTTAGCAGGTTTAATCGAAGCTCGTTATGTTTCGGCAGAACAAGCAAGAGAGTATGATGAAGATCGTTGGATCACAGCATACCACAACTTTAGAGGAATGTACCCAAAACACGTTCCTTTCCGTGAGAATGAAAAGTCTCGCGTGTTTATTAAGATTACTAAAACAAAAGTACTGGCTGCATATGGTCAGTTGATTGATGTTATTTTTGGAACAGGTAAGTTTCCTATTGGCGTTAGCCCAACAGAAATACCTGAAGGTGTTCCAGAGTACATGCATCTTTCACAGGACTCAGCACCCGGCATTGAAACAACAACGGGCGGTATGGATGTTGCTGAAAAAGTTGAGAATCCGTTTGAAGTAGGCTTTGAAGGTGACGGAAAAGTTCTTAAGCCCGGAGCTACTTATCGAACAAACAAGTTTATCGATGATCTTGTAGAAGAAAACATGGATGACTTTGAGGACGGACCACACCCTGATCCTCAAATACTTGAAGTGTCTCCAGCTAAACAAGCTGCAAGAAACATGGAGAAGTTAATTCACGATCAGATTGATGAATCAAACGGTTCGAGTGAATTAAGAAATGCAATCTTTGAATCATGTTTGTTCGGTACAGGCATTATTAAAGGCCCATTTAATTTCAACAAAACTTTACATCGTTGGGAGACAAGTGAAGAATCAGGAGAACGAGAGTATAACCCGCTTTTTGTACGGGTTCCTCGTATTGAGTTTGTATCAATATGGGATTTCTTTCCTGATCCAAATGCAACGAGTCTTGATGAATGCGAATATGTACTTCATCGCCATAAACTCAATAAATCACAGCTTAGGTCTTTAAGCAAGCTTCCATACTTTGATGAAGATAGTATTCGTGAGGCGCTAAAGCTTGGTCCTAATTATGTCGAAAAAGACTATGAGCATGAGTTAAAAGACGATCATCGATCAGAAGAATATGGTTCTAACAAGTACGAAGTTCTTGAGTACTGGGGAATCATGGATGCTGAGTATGCTCGTGAAGTTGGCATGGATGTTGCTGATGATGTAGATGATCTTGATGAGATTCAAATCAATGCATGGGTATGTAACGGCCTTGTACTTCGTGCTGTTGTTAATCCATTTACACCTTCACGCATACCTTATCATGCTTTCCCGTATGAACGAAACCCTTATAGTTTCTTTGGTATTGGCGTAGCAGAGAACATGGACGATAGTCAGCAGATCATGAATGGTCACGCACGTATGGCTATCGACAACCTAGCTCTTAGCGGCTCTTTGGTCTTTGAAGTTGATGAGTCTATGTTGGCTGGTGGTCAAAGCATGGAAGTGTATCCCGGTAAGATCTTCCGTCGTCAAGCAGGAATGCCGGGTCAAAGTATTCATGGACTAAAGTTTCCAAACACATCACAAGAAAACATGATGATGTTTGACAAGTTCCGACAGCTTGCAGACGAGCAAACAGGTATTCCAAGCTACTCACACGGCATGACAGGCGTTCAGAGCATGACACGAACGGCGTCAGGAATGTCTATGTTGCTTGGCGCAGCGTCACTAAACATTAAGACAGTTGTTAAGAATCTAGATGACTTTTTGTTGCGGCCTTTAGGTCTTGCATACTTCCAATGGAACATGCAATTCTTTGAAGGCTCTTTAAAAACTGAGGGTGATTTAGAGATTAAGGCTATGGGTACAAACAGCCTAATGCAAAAAGAAGTAAGAAGCCAACGACTAACCATGTTCTTGCAAACAGCACAGAACCCTGCCGTTGCTCCGTTTGTTAAGATGTCTAAGCTTATCTCTGAACTTGCATATAGCTTAGATCTTGATCCAGATGAAATTTTAAATGATCCAGAAGAAGCGGCGATTGCTGCACAAATAATAGGACTACAAAATAATGTTGGACAAACAGCTGGCAGCGAAGCTGTCCCCACTGGCGAGCAACCCGGAGTTATGGGAGGCCCTGAAGGAGTACCTCAACCACCGCAAGACCTTGGAGCTACAGGGACTGGTGGTGGCAACATCGGAACAGGAAATGTACCGCAAGCAGGGGAGAGTGAATTTGCTGGATAATTTGATGTCATTGCCTGCACAAATTAAAGCCGCAAAGGAATTTAAAGATGAGTAAACAGTTTCCAGATTTGACAGGTGACGGTAAAGTCACACAAGCAGACATCCTTAAAGGACGTAAGGTCTTTGCAGAAGGCGGCAATAGTGAAAGGCCTTCTCCCGGAAGAGCAAGTATTTTTCAACCTTTAGAATTTTTAGGAGTTGAACAAGAAACTATTGATAAAATTAACAAAAATGCAACAGACATCCCTACTCCTATAGCAGATGCTGTTGAATTTTTAGTTATTCAAGCAAGAGAAGCTGGGATTATGTCAGATCCTAAAAAAGAAAGAGAGCAAAAAGCAGAGGGCGGATCTATGACATTATTAGTACCTTTTGAAGGAATTAAACCTGACGTAGAAATGGAAAACGATTACGTCTCATATGTCATGGATGAAACACTGTCAGATGATGAAATGACATATGTAAACAAAGCACTAGAGTCTGATAATCGATTGAGTGAGTTGTTTGACAAGATAGTGTTGGCATCAGCAGAATTTACAGGTGCTGGAGAAGTAGACGGACCCGGTACTGGCACATCAGATGAGATACCTGCACGGCTCTCAGACGGAGAGTTTGTATTTACAAAGAAAGCAGTAGATCAAATTGGTGTAGAAACACTTGAAGAAATGATGAAGGACGCAGAAGCCGAGTATGATGCGTCTAGACAAGACATGGCAGTTGGTGGAATCATGAATGATCCAACACAAGATGAGAAAGCTGTACTGCCTGACGAAGCTATGAGTGATGATGAGATTGAAGAGCAGATGCTTGATTCTAATCGCATTCCTAGCTTAATGCGACGATAAGGCTACCTAAAAGTTTTTAGCCCCTTATCATAAACGATAACCTTGAGGCCACCTTGTAATCTCAAGACCCTAGAATTACTTCTAGCCACCTTGAAAACAAACAAGCCCCGAAAAGGAGTAAGACATGACTGAAGTACACGAACCAGAAGCTAATCCATACAATGCAAATAAATCTTGGCACGAGGAGTCAGAAGCATCTAACGGATCAGCAGAGAGTCTATTTTTCGAATCAGAAGGTTCCGATGAGGCTACCCTAGAAGAGGCCCCTCAAAAGCAAAAAGGAACTAACTATAAGAAAAGGTATGACGACCTAAAACGACACTACGATGAAAGGATCGCAGAGTTTAAACAAAAAGAGCAAGAACTGTTAGCACAAGCGCAGGCAGCTCAACCATCTTATCAGCCGCCAAAATCAGCTGAAGAGTTGGAGCAGTTTAGAACTCAATATCCTGATTTGTATGAAACTGTAGAGTCTGTTGCACATCTACGAAGTCAAAAAGAAGTACAGGCACTTCAACAAAAGATGCAAGCAATCGAAGAGCGAGAAGCAATGATCTCTCGACGTGAAGCTGAAACTAAGTTGCGAGACCGCCATCCTGACTTTGAAGATATTCGCGGAGACGAAGGGTTTCATGAATGGGCAAAAGAACAGCCTGTAGAAATACAAGGTTGGATCTATAACAACCCAGATAATGTTAGTTTAGCAAGTCGTGCTATAGATATCTATAAAATGGAAATGGGCATGAATGTAGGAAGCCTTAGAAATCAGTCAAGTCAAAAAACGTCTAGAAAAGAAGCTGCGAGTTTAGTATCTACTAAGACTACAACAGTAGACACTAAGCAGCCAAAAATTTGGACGACTCGGGAAATAGCTGCCCTATCTATGGACGACTATGATCGACTTGAAAAGGAAATTGATCAAGCCGCCCAAGAAGGCAGAGTAATTAAATAACTTTGTTTTTAAGGAGTCAATACAATGGCTAGTAATACATCCGATCAGTATTTTGCTCAATCATCGGGGAGCAACTTCTCTGGCAACAACTTTATGCCAGAACTCTATTCCAAGAAGGTACTTAACTTTTTCCGTAAGGCGTCTGTTGCAGAAGCAATCACTAACACTGATTATGCTGGTGAGATCTCTGCGTTTGGTGATTCAGTTAAGATCATCAAAGAGCCAGTAATCACTGTCGATCAGTACGAGCGTGGTGGTTCTGTAACTGCAACAACTTTGACTGACAACGAAGTAACTCTTGTTGTTGATACGGCGAACGCATTCAAGTTCATCGTAGACGACATCGAAACTTCAATGTCTCACGTCAACTTTAAGGAAGTTGCTTCATCTTCAGCTGCTTACGCACTGCGTGATGCATTCGACACAGGCGTAATTGCTAAGTTGTTTGCAGGCGTTCCTGCGTCAGCTCCTAACCACATCCTTGGTTCGGATAGTGCAACTGATCTTGCAGCTGGTACTTTCGATGGTACTGGTAACCTTGACATCGGCTATGCTTCTGGCGAGCACGATCCAATTGATGTTCTTTCACACATGGCACGTCTTCTTGACGAGCAGAATGTTCCTGAAGAAGGTCGTTGGTTCCTTGCTAACCCAGAATTCTATGAGCAGCTTGTACAGACTAGCTCTAAGCTTATGAGCGTTGACTTTAACGCTGGTCAGGGTTCAATCCGTAACGGTCTCGTATCTTCTGGTAAGTTGCGTGGCTTTGACATGTACAAGACTAACAACATTGCAGCTACTACTAACGCAGCTGGTAAGTGTATTGCTGGTCACATTTCATCTACTTGTACTGCACAGACTATCATCAACACTGAAGTAGTCCGTGACACTGCAAGCTTTGGTGACATTGTGCGTGGTCTTCACGTCTACGGAGCTAAAGTACTTCGTCCTGAAGCACTTGTCTCTGCCTTCTACGGCATCGACTAAAGCGGAGTGGGGGATGAAATACTCCCCCTTTTCTATTATGCCACAGATTGGAAGCGAACAAAATCCTATTCGTATGAGCGCTAAACGGACAGTTAAAGTTAGCGGTCAATATTTAAAAAGCGAAAATAAAAAGAAGTACGATGAAAACTATGATCGTATTTTTGGGAGGAAAAAAAATGAAGCACGGTGACAAAAAAAAGCGTGAAATGTATAATATGGGTGGTGGAATGTATCGTAAGCCTATGATGGAAGGCGGTTCTCCAAAGCAAGGCCATTCAGGCACTCAACCAACATACGGAAGTACTGTTGCAGATGCAATGCCAAAAGGAAGTGCAAACTAATGTCTACTCAAGTTGAAAAAAAATCGTATAGATCTATTCAAGAAAAAGAACGGATTTGTGCGGAAATGACGGAAAATCAATTTCCATATCAACGAGAAATGCCATTAAAGCATCCAAAAGCTCGCAATGAGCAGGAGCGTCCAGATGAAAGTAGACGCGCCTAAAGGGTATCATTGGATGAAAAAAGGATCGTCATACAAGCTTATGAAAGATCCGAAAGAGGGTTACAAGCCTCACAAAGGCGCTTCTAAAACTGCCAACTTTGAAATTCAAAAGGTTCATAAAAAATAATGGCTGCTACTTATCTTGAAATTACAAACGAGTTGTTGCGAGAGTTGAATGAAGTAGCTCTCACATCTTCGACGTTTGCTGGAGCCATTGGGGTTCAACAACATATTAAAGACTGTGTGAATAGAGCATACCTTGATATTGTTAATGAAGAACCTCAATGGCCTTTTTTAGCTGCAGACACTAGTGGATCAACAGATCCGTTTTACGGTAATGCATATGTAGAAACTGTAGCAGGCACTCGTTGGTATTTGTTGAAGCCTACATCGTCTAGTTTGACAACAGACTATGGCTACATTGACTGGGACAATTTCTACTTAACAACAATTGGTGTAGACGGTGAGTCAGCGCCATACATAAGTAAAAACATTAAGTTTACAACTACAGAAGAATGGAAAGACTTTGTACGCACATCAGAAAATCAAGATGATGCAGATACTCAGAATCATGGTGAGCCTAGCAAAGTTATTATTAGCCCAGACAATCGTAAGTTCGGGCTAAGTCCTATTCCAAATAAAGTTTATCGCGTTTATTTCTTTGCGTACAATCTGCCAACAGAACTAAGCGCACACGGGGATGAAATCGTATTCCCAAATATTTACAAGCCTGTATTGCTTGCTAGAGCTAGATACTACATTCATCAGTTCAAAGAAAGCTCGCAAGCTGCAGCATTTGCATTAGAAGATTATAAGCGTGGCTTAAAGCTCATGAAAGGAAACCTTATGAGTCCAACGCCTAACTATATGAAAACAGATCGCGTGAGGTTTGTATAAATGTCTCAGCCCTTCGGCGTTTCATGTAGAGGTGGTCTAAACACTAACCTCAATCAGCTTGAAATGCTTCGACAGCCCGGACTTGCTACACGCCTTAGAAACTTTGAGGTAGATCCTGATGGCGGCTATCGACGTATTAATGGCTTTACGCAATATGGTGATACTCGTCCCAATAGTGATAATGACATTCTTGGGATTTTTGTGTATGGCGACGGCGTGGTTGTCTGTTCAGGCACTGATATACATTTTAGTATTGATGGCTCAACGTGGCTACAAATTAATAGAAGCAGTGTGGCTAATACTGGCGATAACTATACCGCTTTTACAGGTCGCAGTGCCTTAACACGTACAGGTCAAGGTCAATGCTCATTCGCACTCTTTGAAGGTGCAACATTTGATTATGGCGAGTTAATCATTGCAGATGGTGCTAATAAGCTTTACTCGTTCCGCATGGAAGGCACTGGCGCATTAACGACTCGAACATTTTTTGCTAAAGAATTAACAGTAGATGGAACTAATGGCGTTAAGTATATAACTAACCACGACCATCATCTTATTGCAGCAGGCGTAGAAAATAATTTAAATACAGTTTACTACAGTGTTTACAATGACCCTGATAACTTTACAGGTACTGGTGCTGGCTCAGTAGTTATATCAGATCAGATTCAAGGTATTCGTGGATTCCGTACTGATTTGATTGTGTTTGCTAAGAATAGCATTCATAAACTTATAAACATTAACGATGCTGCAAATATACGTATAGATCCTATTACAGAAAACGTAGGATGCTTGTCAGGCTATAGCATTCAAGAAATTGGTGGTGACCTTTTGTTCTTGAGTCCTGATGGTATTCGTACTATTGCTGGTACAGCCCGTATTGGTGACGTTGAGTTGAGTTCAGTATCTCGACAGATTCAAAGTGTTATCGGAGACATAGCAGACTCAATCAACACGTTTACTATTGATAGCTGTGTACTGCGCTCTAAGTCTCAGTATCGTTTATTTTATACGGATAAGGCTTTAGGTTCAAATGTTTCTAAAGGAATTATTGGTACGTTTACTGCTAATGGCTTTGAATGGGCTGAAACGCTTGGCATTCAAGCTATGGGACTTACAACAGGATTTGATAACAACGGAGTTGAAAAAGCTTTTCATGGCGATAAAGATGGATATATTTACAATCATGATGCAGGCAATGCTTTTAATCCCGCTGGCGTTGCTTCAAACATAGAAGCTATTTATCAAACACCAAACTTTGACTTTGGTGATATTGGTACACGTAAAACAGTTAAATACGCACGGTTGTCTCTTAGCCCAGAAGGTGAGATTCAGCCAACACTTCGTATGCGTTTTGACTACGAAGACACAGATATTCCACAGCCTCCAGATTATACACTGGACTCTGTGCCACTTCCTGCAATCTTTGGCAGTGCTGTTTTTGGTACAGCAACCTTTGGCGCTAGTAACGACCCAATGGTTCGACAGCCCGTAGAAGGCAGCGGAAACACAGTAAGTTTTAGAATTACAAGTACAGATACTAAAGCGCCATACGCAGTCAATGGCCTTTACATAGATTATATGCCATCAGGTAGGAGATAAACATGGCCCAGAATTACACTCGACAAAGTACGTTAAGTGATGGCGATACTATTACGGCCTCATTGTTTAATGATGAGTATAACCAGTTAGTTAATGCCTTTACGTATTCAAGCACTTCAGCATCTTCTACTGGTCACCGTCACGACGGCTCTTCTGGTCAAGGCGGTAACATCTTTAAGATTGGCGACCTAGATTTTCTTAACAAGATTGAAGTAGATAGCATTAACAATCGTTGGGGTTTTTATGTAGAGGTTTCTAGTGCAGCAGTCGAGCAGATTCGTATTCAAGATGGCTCTATCGTACCTGTCACTACTAATGATATTGATCTGGGTACTTCCTCCCTTCAGTTTAAAGACCTTTATATT